GCTTATTCATTGGGTAAAATCAATCTGCCAAATCATAGGCTAAGATTTTCTATCTATGCTGATATCATACAAGATAATGATTCAACTATTCAAGGAGCACTTTGGGAAATTACTGACCGTTGTTTAAAAAGTTTGGATCTGCTAGAAGGTTATCCAAATTACTATGATCGTAAAATCGTTACTTTGGAAAGGGATGATGAAACTTATGATTGTTGGGTTTACTTTATGACTCTTGATAAATATAAAACTTCACCACCCGATTCCGTATATTTTGATATGGTAGAACAAGGATATAAAGACCACGGAATCAGTAACGCCCAATTGTATACCGCACTTTTTGAAAGCAAGGAGAATTTCAAATGTTGAAAGATCGGGATGTGTTTATCGCAGTCATGGTAGGATGGGTATTGGTAGTGATGCTTTTGATCGCCGGAATCGTTTGAATGTTGTAAAAAAACAACATTTGACAATAATTCCTCGAGGTGATATAATACTTGTATTCTGACTAAAGGACAAAACTATGTTGACTAAATTGAAAACCTACTACAATCAAACCCCTGAAGTTCGGGCTGGATTTAAAATGGGCTTGATCCTTGCCGCTGGGTTGACTATCCAATTGGTAGCACACTTAGCCCTAAAATACTTTACCGCAGAGCAAGTGCTCACTGGGTTTGGAATTTTGGTAATCGCTGCTCTTGCAGTTTCCATGTACCGTCTGTTGGTAGCAACGGAGCGCGATCGGCAAAAAATTTGACAATAAATGGATTTGGGTATATAATAGAATCTTAGACAGTTAGATAACGGAGCGGGAAATGCAAGTAGGTGACATTGTTAAGAGCTTGGACTTCAATGGTATCGACAACTGCTACATGGTTGGTAAGGTTGTTGGCGTTCAATACGATGGTCTCTTCCGCGCGAAATTTATCAAGCGGGTTTGGCAAGGTACCGAAGATCGGAAGTTTACTACCGACTACTTCACCGCTCCCCAGCAGGGCGAGATGTTCATGGACCGTGACGATTCTCCCCGTGTCACCGTTATCGGTTGACGATAATTGGGCTTGGTGATATAATATATTCATACGCTGAAACACAGGAACGAACATGACTACAGTACAAATCAAATCGGGAAGCTATCGCAACAAACCCGTGGTAGATCAGACCTTTACCTTGGTCAAAGGTTTCCAACTTGGTAAAAAGGGTGGATATATCGCGGTCAAAAATGATGGCCAATTTGATATCGCTACCCCAGTGGTCAAAGTGAAGGTCAATAATATTAATAACTTCGAAATCCTCGACGGAGAACCAATGACCGATGTAGTACAAGTCACCCCAAAACTAGAAACCGAAACGGATGAACAAGCAATGGATCGCATTGCTACCCGTTTTCAGATCCTTGATGATATGTCCAAGGCATGTATCAACGGTGATATCCGGGCTATGATCGTTTCTGGTCCTCCCGGAGTTGGCAAATCATTTGGGGTCGAAACCCAATTGGAAAAATCTTCAACATTTGATCGGATCGCTAGTAAGCGTATCCGCTTTGAGATCGTCAAAGGTGCAATGACCCCGATTGGGCTGTACTGCACTCTTTACAAATACTCTGATCCAAAAAATGTTTTGGTATTCGATGATTGCGATTCGGTATTCCAAGATGATCTGGCTCTTAACATCCTCAAGGCCGCCCTTGACAGTGGTAAACGCCGGCGCATTTGCTGGAACTCGGATAGCTCTATGCTTCGCCGTGAAGGAGTGCCCGAGGCTTTTGAATTCAAAGGTTCGGCAATCTTTATCACTAACTTGAAATTTGAAAATCTCAAATCCAAGAAATTGCAGGATCACTTGGAAGCTCTCCAATCTCGTTGTCACTTTCTTGACCTCACTATTGACACGGAGCGTGATAAGATTCTCCGTATCAAGCAGGTACATCGTGACACCGAGGGTGGTCTGTTCAAAGACTATGATTTTGAATTTGATGAAGGTGATCAGGTTCTTGCTTTCATGGAGCAAAACAAAAGCAAACTCCGTGAATTGTCTTTGCGTATGTGTTTGAAAATCGCAGACTTGGTGAAAGTATCCGCTACTAACTGGCGTAGTCTTGCCGAGAATACTGTTATGAAACGGTCTTGAGATATTGATATTTCCAAGGGGGTTTATCCCCCTTTTTTTACCTCTATACTTGATAAATTCTTATAGAGGATATATAATAAACCAAATGAAACAATGTAAAATAATCGTTAAGGATGAGGTCAACTGTAAGATAGAAGGCTTGGAATTAGCTGAACGGAAAGCCTTATCCAAAATGTTTGAATATGAGATCCCAGGTGCAAGATACCTGCCAAGTGTCCGTTTAGGTCGTTGGAACGGTAAAATAAGCTATTTTAGTTTGGCTGGCAGTACTTACATCAATCTATTACCAGAGATATTACCTGTATTAGATAAGGTTGGATATGATATTGAATTAGAAGATATCAGGCAATATACTACTAGTTTCAACTTTGACCAAGTTTCTACAGCGACCTTTTGTCATAAAACTTGGCCTAAAGGTCATCCAAAAGAAGGCGAACCAATCATACTTAGAGATTATCAGATACAGATTATCAATGAGTTTTTATCTAATCCACAATCATTGCAAGAAGTTGCTACTGGTGCTGGAAAAACTATTATGACCGCTGCACTAAGTTATAGTGTAGAGATGTATGGTAGGAGCATTGTTATTGTACCAAATAAAAGTCTGGTTACACAAACTGAAGCGGATTACAGAAATCTTGGTTTAGATGTAGGTGTATATTTTGGTGATCGGAAAGAGGTAGGCAAAACGCATACCATCTGCACTTGGCAAAGCCTGAATAATATGCTTAAAAAAACCAAAGCACATGAAGCTGAAATAACTATTGGTGAATTTTTAGACGGTGTTATTTGTATAATGGTTGATGAAGTCCATAGTGCAAAAGCAGATGGACTTAAGACTTTGCTTACTGGACCAATGTCACATATACCTATCCGTTGGGGATTGACTGGCACTATACCTAAAGCTAAATTTGAATCACAAGCATTGTTAGTAAGTTTAGGTCCTGTAATAAATAAGCTCTCTGCTAGTGATTTACAAGATCAGGGTGTCCTTGCTAAATGTCATGTTAACATCATTCAATTACAAGATAAGGTTGAATTTTCAAATTATCAAAGTGAATTAAAACATTTATTGGAGGATAAAACCAGATTAGACAAGATAGCTGAATTGATTGAGAAAATCAAAGATACCGGTAATACATTGATTTTAGTAGATAGAGTTAATGCAGGAAATGAATTAGTAAGTAGGATCACTGATTCAGTTTTTATTAGCGGCGGAACTAAATTAACGGAAAGAAAAGAAGAGTATGATGAAGTGGCAACTTCTACTAACAAGGTTATTGTGGCGACTTACGGTGTGGCCGCTGTGGGTATTAATATCCCCCGTATTTTTAATTTGGTTCTTGTTGAGCCCGGAAAAAGCTTTGTCCGAGTTATACAAAGTATTGGGCGAGGCATTAGAAAAGCAGAGGATAAGGACCATGTGATGATTTGGGATATTACATCTTCTTGTAAATTCGCTAAACGCCATCTAACACAACGGAAAGCTTTTTACAACGAAGCATCTTATCCATTTGATCTTGAAAAATTAAATTACAAGTGATATAATCTAACCATGAACATCCTATTACTAGACAATATAAAATATAATTTAGAAAATCTCCCAGAAGAAGTGGATGACTTTAGGTTTGCTATCTTAGATAACAGCAACCCCACCAATGTAGATTATCATTATATCCCACTCATCTTTTTAGAATCTTTTAATTCACCTGCTTTGGTATTAAAAATTGGTGATAACAAAATCAAAATGCCGGTAGATTGGCAAATCTTGATCGGTGAAAAGGATCATGGTGATCTTGAAACATTACCATTAACCTCGATCAATGACCGTGGGTTTAATGCTTATGAATTCAATCCACTATCATCGTTTAGTCCAAACTTTTTACCAATTGAGATTGTAGATATTTACCATGATGTAACTTGGTATGCCCCTCGTCTTAAAAATGGACAATTCTTATGTGTACCACTTAGTGATGGTCCTAAACCAGAATGTGTTTATTTTGTAAAAGAGATCAGTAGGAATTGTGAGATAGTAAATTATTCATTAGCTTGGTAATCATGGCAAAAGAAAAAGTAGCTATAGACGAAAAATTTGAAAATCAAGACCTTGATTTATTTCAAGTATTAGCCGCTTTGGATAAAAAGGATTATGGATATTTTGACAAACTAAGTGAAGCACAGCAAAAAAAGTTTGTACCATATATGATGTTGCATTGGATGAGTGCTATCAAAGCATCTAGTGATTTGCAAACATATTATTTGCGAAGTGTGGATTACTATGCTAATAAGTTTATTTTCAATGAGAATGTCCAACAGCATCCTAAGTTAGTATGGTTGATGTTATGTGCCAGTAGTCCTGGGTTAGGTAAACAGTTTCATCAATGGATCCCACATTTAAAAGATAAAGTGATCAAGCTTAAAGAACCAGCAAAGCTTAAAGATGTAAAAGAATATTTTAATAAAATCTATGCTAAACAGAGTGTAGATGATATGGCAGAAAAGTTTGTTTATAATCACAAGAGAAAAGCTTATCTAGCGGGTGTATTTCCAAATTTAAAGTATGAGGATATCGAGACTTTAAACCAAATTGTAACTGATGAAGATATTAAGCAATATGAACGAGATTGTGGAAACTAAGTATGGTTGTGAATTTTGTAAGAGAGAATTTTTGCGTGAATCCACGGTATTAAAGCATCTATGTGAATATAAACAAAGATGGTTGACCAAAGATTTGCATGGTAATAGGATAGGGTTTCAATCTTGGGTGCAGTTTTATACAAAGAATACCTCTAGTAAAAAAAAGCGTACATATGAAGATTTTATAAAAAGTGCGTATTATACCGCTTTTGTGAAATTTGGTACTTATTGTGTTGATGTTAATGTTATCAATGTGAGTAGGTTTGTAGATTGGTTATTAAAGAACCAGATCAAGATTGACACATGGTGTCAAGATACAGTATATACAAAGTTTTTGATTGAGTATTTGCGTATTGAAGATCCATTAGATGCGATTGCCCGTAGTGTACAAGCTACCATTGATTTATCCGAACCTGAGAGATTATTGAGTAAAGATTATTTAAGATATGGTAATTCAAATAAGATTTGTTATGCTATTACCACTGGTAAGATAAGTCCGTGGATGTTATATCATAGTGATAGTGGCACTAAGTTTTTAGATAAGTTAGATCCAACGCAAGTAAAGATAGTAATTGATTATATCAATCCTGAGTTATGGGCGATTAAGTTTAAGCGTGAACCAGAGAATGTCCAGCAAGTGAAGGAGTTATTAGATGCAGGCGGGTATTAAAGTTAGCATACCATTTCGTTGGGGTAGTACCATTACCTCATGGAATGAAACTTGTATATGGGCTATAGAGCAATTTGGTTTACCTGGTGATAGATTTACCACTAATACAACCGAAGATTATATGGATTTTTATTTTAGAGATGAAAAAGATGCTATTTGGTTTAAATTGCGTTGGAGTTGATTATTGTTTTTTCACAACATATTGACAATAAATGGGCATGGCTATATAATGTATATGTAGAGTAAAAAAACGGAGTTAAATAATGAATGAAAAAATTCGAGAGATTGCCGAGCAGGCTGGATCTACCCATAAACAGAATCTTGGTGTATATCAATTCTATTCAGAAGAGTTGGAAAAATTCGCTAAGTTGATTGTCCAAGACATTATAGAGAATTTAGAGTTTCACAATCATGATGATGCGGTCTCACAAGTGCAATGGCATGCTGCTAGCAAATATGGAATAAAGGTATGAACGAACGAATTAAGGAACTTTGTATCAAGTCTGGCGCGTGGGATCACTATGAGGTCAACGAGGGTGTTGATGGTGATGAGGTTCCTATGCAAGAGTTCGCCGAGTTGATTGTTA